TGCAACAAGTGCTTGGAAACTGGCAGCATCAACTGCTTGAATGTTGTAGGTCACGTTGGTGCCTGACATGGGTGTTACTGAGGCTGGGCCACCAATGAATTCTGGACCTGCTTCACCAGCAATGCCAAATCTACCTTGTGGTATGTTGCCACCATTGGCAAAGAATCCTGAGAACAAGTCACTGATGCCGCTAAAGAAGCCGCCACCAGAATCGCCTCCGCCTCCACTGAATATGCTACCAACTGCGTCCGAGATACCACCAAACACACTGCTGATGCCAGAACCAATGCTGCCTATCATGCCACCAATGCCGCCGCCACTGGCAGTTGAGGGTGCTTTGGAACTGCTACCAAATATGCTGCCCAATCCACCGCCACCAGCCATGCTGCCCACAATGCCACCCACGTCGCCGCCATTCACAATGTAGGTATAACTTGGATTGCTAGGAGTGTCTCCTGCGGCACCTCCACCCGATCCACCAAACAGGCTGCCAAGACCAAGACTGTCGCCTAGGCCAGCAATGGTCTGTTTGATTTGGCTGCGTAGCAATTCTTCTGCCATGTCAGCCACAAAGTTTTGGAATTCAAACTTGCCTGTCTTGGCAAAGTTTACAATTGCATCTTCCAGGCCACTTGTGAACTTGTCAAACACTCTGGCAGCTGCGGCTGCTGAATTTGTGGCAGCATCTTTGTATTCGTTGAATGCTTTCTTCCAACCTGTAGAAAATGTTCTTGACTGATCATACAAACTTTTGGTCTGCTTGGCCAGGCGTTCACTGCCTTTGCTGGCTGCATCATAGTAGGCTCGGGCTTCTGCTGGATCAAGACGTCGACCAATTCTTGCTTCTTCTGCTTCGATAGCAGCCTTGGCTGAATCTCTTGCGGCAGCTGATATGTCATAATATTTTTGTTCTATGGCTGGCAAGGTCAGTTTGGCCATTTCATCTTGAATACTCAACAGTTTGTTTTCGTTGTCGATCTGTGCCTTGATGCCAAACAACACAAGACTGCGTTTGCTTTCTACTTGCAACAGTTCCAGTTGTTTTTGTTTTAGTTTGTCAGCACCAGCGGCTGCCATAGCGTAGTAGTTTTCTACTTCGGCTGTGTTAAGTTTGCGACCTAAACGTTGTTCTTCTGCGGCCACTTCACTAGCGGCTGCGGCCTTGGCAGCGGCACCAATGGCGTAATAACGTTTTTCAATTTCAGGCAACAACTGTGTGGCAATGCTGTCTTGCAGAGTGGCCAGTTGTTGGTTGAGACTGATCTCTTGTGAGATTGCAAACTGACGAGCCTTTTCCAGCGTAAGCAGACGGTTGTTGTTTTCAGTTGCTCGTGCCGCACGATCTATTTCGGCACCCATCACACTCTTTATCTTGGCAATTTGTTCATCATAGACTTTGCCTAGGCCAAGTTTTTTATCAGTCTCACTCATCTGAGCCTTCAGGGCTGTGAGTTTGTCTATTTCATCCTGACTGCGTTTAAGAACTTCTGCTCTGGCACGTTCAGCATCTGCAAATTCTTTCGATGTGCCTATGAGTCTTGAATCAAGATTCAAACTGTCAATCTGTGCTTGATTGGTCTTGAGATAGGCAGTTAGAACCTGACTAAGTTCAGCACGTTTGCCTGCCAGGGCACTGGTAACTTCTCTTTGTGCGGCTGCTTCTTTGCCTGCGGCCAACGCGGCTGCTTCACTGGCCTTGTCTGACCCGCCACCAATTGCAGTTGCACCAGCAATACCAAGACCAATTCCTATAGGTGCTGCGGCACCGACAAAACTGCCTACGTCTCTAACATTCTTACCAGCAGCAGTTCTTGCACCGCCTGCCAGGCCACCAGACATAGACAATGCATCTTTGGCTGCTTTTGCACCAAAGATTGCATTTTTTAGGACATTGAATCCTTTCACAGCAAAACTTAGACCACTAACAAGAGCACGACCCACTGCCACACCAGGAATGGCCAACAATGCAATACTAACCAGTTGAATCAATGCTGGAAACTTTGCCAACATGGCTGCCACATTTGATATGCCATCAATGATAGGTCCAAATGCTGTTAGAAATGCCAGTTTGAGTTTGAACATGCTGGCTTCAAATTGATCATTGAGTCTTGCGGCTCGTGCAATTTGTTCTGCCATTTCTCCTGCGGCACCTTCACCTGCTCGGAGGTTGGCCACAAACTCAGGATCAATAACCACATTACGGAATGCCTTGCCCAGCAGTTCGCCTTGAATGGCAGTCTTCTGAGCACTGGCTGGCAACAAGGCTAGCTGTTCAATCACCTTGTTGAGTAGGCCTTGTTCGCTGAGTGTTCTTAAATCACCAAGGTCAATGCCCAGTTGGCTGAATGTGGCCTGTGCCTTGGCACCACCTTCGGCAGCTTCATCAATCTTGGTAAAGAAAAAGCCCAGACTCTTGTTGGTCTGTTCCATGCTGATGCCAAAGCCTTTGACCGCACCTTGTAGGCCCACAATGCTTTGTATACTGAAACCGGTGGCCTTGCTGAGATCATCAACTGCATCTGCCAATTGAATAGCACTGGCTGCCAGTCCAATGAATGCCGCACCTGTGGCCACACCTGCCAGTTTTGACAAACCAATGTTTAGAGTGCCTGCACTGGCATTGACTCGATTGAAACTGGTTGTGGCACTGTTGGCAGTGGTTGCTGTGGTCTTGGCAAAGTTTGTGGTAGCACGGTCTGCTTGATTTAAACTTGCGATGTATTGCTTGTTGTCAATAACAAGCGTGACTGAAATATTACTTGCCACGGTTTATTCTCCCTACTGCTTGAGGTATCAAGGTCTTCTGAATGTAATCAATTGTGGGCTCGGTCATACCATCTGGTGCTTGACTTGAATAGCCCTCATCCAATCTACCAGCATAAGGATATGCCGCCACAATGGCATCACCCTTTTGCACAGTGTTCCTACGAGCATTTCCTGATCGGATGGGAGTGTGATCACGAAAATATTTGTATGCCTGATCTTGAATCGTGTCCAGTTGGTTTTGAGCAAGGCCGATCATCTTGCTAAACTGGCGAGTGTCAACCGAGAGTTTTACTGTCATTTTTTGTTCCTTACACGTTCTAACATGGCCTTCATTTCGCTCTCACTCAGTTGCGGTGTTTCCGGAACTGAGGGCGTGTTCTTGTTCATGTGCTTGTTATGCACATAAGTTTCAAACTGTTGGGCGATGTCAGCAATGTAAAGGTCAAGACTGTTGCCACGATTCAAGAATTCACTAGGCAATAGGCCATAGCGTTTGCAAACTGAATCAATGGTCAACGTAAGACTCATTTCACTGCTGGGCTTTCTGAAATCGACTTTTGAGGCTTTCCCAGGATTTCAATCACTTTCTGAATGGCTGCCATCAGCACATCGCTGGGCAGTGTGAGTCCATCCTTGACCACTGGGGCACCTGCTTCATCAAGAATCATTGCGTTCACAAGACTTGTGAGTTTTTCAAAGTTGTTCACATCCAGTGTGGCCAACTTCACAAACACGTCCATGTCTTGACGGTCATACACCCAGAACTCCAGGGTGTCTTGATATTGTTCTACTATTTCAGGGGTGTCTAATTCGATACGAATCAGTTGCGGCTTGGCCGCCAATTGTGATAATTTCATTGGATCTCTTTTCTTTCAATCATTTTATTCAACAACACAATGGCAAATTGCAATCTGCTTTGTGCTTTGGTCACGTCGGCCTGAGCACAACGTAGTTCATTTGTGGCCTTGGCCACTTCTGCCAACAAACTCTTGTGGAGTTCGTGATCTGTCTTTTGGTCTATAATGTCCATCAATCTCTTTCAATATTTATAAGAAACAAAAAAAGGGGCCTTGTGAGCCCCTCTTTTTCTACAGTAATTTTTAAGTCACTGTGTAATCGCCGGTCACTGTCAAGGTAACAGGTGATACCCACACAGGTGAGTCTGCACTCACTGTAGGGCTCAGGCCTGTCACATAAGCGTTGCCGCTCATGGTCTTGCCAGCACCGCCGGTAGAAGTATCGCCTAGATACAATTCAAAGCCAACAAGTGTTTTGGCTTTGCTGAGTCCGATGATACCCACATTGGCCACAGTGGTTGTGCCACCAGTGCCAAAGAACACAGCCTGATCCAACACAATGTTCATGCTGAGACTGTTGGTTGCTGTGGTAGCAACCTGTTGCTTGGATCCAGAATCAAGTTGAGTCCAAGTAAAGACGTCGTTGCTGTTTTCAACAGTGACATCTTGTAGTGCAGGAACCACTAGGTTTCCTGTTAGTGTGCCAGTGGCATCGTCCAGGGTCAATATGACCTGAGCGGCTGCAACACCTGGGATGGGATAGATATAAGCCATTTTGCTTTTTCCTTATTATGAGTTTACAATCAGTTGTCTAAAACTGAAATCAAACTGTGTTACCTGAGCGTCACCTGTGAAAGAAGTAGACAATTGAGTTGCACGTTGGGTTACACCGGCAATGTCTGTGTCTAATCTAGCATTCATGAATGTTGCGACCATGGTGGCATAGTTTGAGGGCTGGGTTTTTGCGTCTGTTGTGACATAGGCCGTGACAGTTGTGATTTCATTCACAATGCCAGGACCATTAAGCACATCAATGAGAGGTTCTTGTGCAATTTGATCTGAATCAACATAGATGTATTTGAAGTTCTTGAGATACAACGGATTGCCCTGGGTATCCCATGGCAGTTCCTCGGTCAATGTGTAACCAGCGACTTTGTTGCTCTTGAAGTAATCAATTATCTGTGTTCTCATCTCACTCTCCGTAGATTCCATACACCAGGCTGTTTGTCAGACGAGTCTATGGTTGCTGAACCATCAAAGTCATACCAATCGCCAGCAGTGATCAGTTCACCAAACAACAGATCATATTTCTGTTGATAGTAACCCATCTTGCGACGTTCGGCTGAGTCTTCGTTTGAGAAGTCTGCGATGTAGGGAAGAATGTAATTGTATAAGCCATAATAGCAACACAGGTCTGTGAAGTCATCTTCGCGGGCTTGGATCTTTGTGGGATCCAGTGGCGGGATGTCTGCCACAGTGTTGATCTGGATTGCTCCAGCACCTGTGTTACGAGCAACAAAATAACTTCTCCACCAATCGGTAGATCTCAACAGTTCTAGTATTCTAGTGGTCGAGCGGATCAGTTGATCCTGAATGTAATTTGCGTCAAGGCCTTCATTTTGTTCAAACAATCGTGCATCCAAAGCATCAAGGTCTTCGCTGGTGGCGAAACTCAATACTGTGCCGCTGAATGTGATGAAAGCCATGATTTACAAGTTCCGATCAAGGATTGATAGAACTGTCAAACTGCAAGTAACGTCCGTAGTTGTTCTGCAGGATACCAACACCGTAATATGCGGAGCAAACAATGTCATCACCAAGGAAGGCAGCACGACGTTGAGTCTCAATAGAGATATCACCAATCATGCCTAGACCAAATGCATCACGCTGGAAAACAGCACCGTTGAAGTCACCTGGATTGGCCAGGGCAGGAATGTTTGAAGTCTGATAAACTTGGATACCAGCCAAGGTGCCGATATAACCAGTTCTCATGGCTTCGTTGGCGTTTTCACTTGGACCACCAGTTTGGAATGGTGTATTGCCACCTGTGGTCAATGCTGCCTTCAAGTCATAAGCAATTTCTGGGTGTAACACACAGACCATGCCTTCCATTGGAACAGCGGCTGCTTGTAGTTTGGCCACTGCTTGGAAGATTGATGCAACTGTGATTGCACCTGTGCCATCACCAAAGCCTGCATTGAGTGAACCAAACAGTGTGGTCAAGTCAGTGTCCATTTTACGAGCAACTGCTTCACCAAACAACTTGCCAAGGTCAGCAACTACATTTGAGGCAGCTGACGTGCGAGCCAGGTCAGTAAGCATGGTGCGGATGGCCACAGGGCGAACAGTAAGTTGTGCTGTGTTGGTTGACACTGCGGTGTTGGTGACTTCATCACCTTCAGTGATCACGGCTGCTGTTTGGATTGGGTAAATCGGCACGTTGACGTTTTTACCTGAGCCTGCTGGCAGAGTGTAGTTTCTTACCAGGCCACGCATGATCGAACGCTCACTTGCGACGAACATGGCTTCTTGGATGATCTCGGGCAAGAGATCGTTTAGGGTTGTGGTTGTTGAGCCGGCCATAATATATTTTCCTTAAATGTTAGGCTAAGCCGCTGGTCTTGCGATATTGTGCATAGACCTTGCGGTGTTCTGGATTTTTCATATCCAGTTTGGTGATGTCAAGTGGTCGATTGCTACCTTTGCCCACATTTGACTGTGAGTTTGTGGTGGCAGGAGCGGCTGACACAAAATGCGGATTCGAATCTAGGAACTCCCGCACTAGGTCATCAACTGCTAATGGTGCACCAGAGTCTGTGTAACGCACAGCACCGTGGCTATCAACAATTTCAACATCACCTTCGTTGTTGAGTCTAAGGTTTGATTGTAACAGTGTTCTCACCTGGTCAGGATTGACCGCACGATACTTTGCTGCTGCATTCAACACCGGAGTGGTGACCTTATACTCTTTGATGATTGAATCTCTTTTGGAGATCTCTGCATCCTTTTTGGCAGCCATTTCTTGTAGGGTTTTTTCAAATTCACCACGCTTGAGTTGTTGCTCTTGTTGACGCTTTTCAGCGTCGGCTTTTAACAGTCGTAGATCTTCAGGATCGCCCAGGTCCTCATAAGGTTTTAACAATTTCTTTTCCAACGACCCTTTCATACGGGCCATCATATTGTCAACGTCTTGTTGAGTGTAAGTCTTGGTTGCTGCCAGGTTTTCAGATTGTGTTTCTGCGGCACCAGTTGCCTCTTGAGCCAATGTATTTTCTGACATCGTTGCATCGCCTTTTCATAAAGTAGTTGTGTATTTATAGATCACACGCATCTGTGCTGGTTTACCAGGCATTACCTGTAGGGTTTGGGTCCTGGTCCAGGTTTCTTTTTCTTTGGTCCGTAGTTGTTCATTCTATTTCTCCTAGTTCACGCAAGATTGCTCTTGCCCACACCAGGCCAGCAGGACCACCCCACAAGAGATAGGCCTGTGTGCCTGGTGTTTCAGTGCCGGGCTTGTAATACACCCTGGCTCTGCTTAAAAAACTATAAGTGCGTCGCACTGTGTCCAGGCTCACGGCTTGTTGATTGGCAAATTGATTTGCACGAGCCAAGCCAATGGCAGTGCCACCGCGACTGCTTCTAGGCTGTTGTGCCCGCATGGCAAGTCCACGTCTAGCCGCTGCTGCCATTTGATCTGTAGCACGATAGGTGGCCATTACAGGCGTTCACCTGGCGGTGGTCTGTAACCTGCTCTATAAGCAGCACGACCTTGTGCCTCAGCTCGTTGTTTGGCATCAGGACCTGTGTAGATCTTGCCTGTTGTGCCCCAACGATAACCCACACGGTTACGGGGACCCATTACTCGCATCACAGGCATTTAGGTATCCTCTCGCATGTTTTCAATCTCTTCTTCAATGCGGCCTTCCCAGGCTCTGCACCAATACACAGGACTCACTGTTTCATCCCACTTTGAGCAGCCTTGATCAAACGGATTGTAGTATGAGCAATTGGCACAGTTTTCTCCAGCAGGCACACCTGGGGTGTCAGCTGGCACATAAGCACCTGGGAGGCCATCAGTGTTGGTCAAATACTTGGCAGGCTCTTCCTTGCCCAGCAGTTCCAAGATCTCATAGTCAATTACTTTGTAGACGCCAGGATCTGTGGCAGTTTCTTTTGCAGTCTTGAGAGTCTGCATGTTGTTTTCTGTGTCGCGGATGTTGAATGATCCAGGATACTCAACATGACCAGTCCATTCTGTGCCCATGTAGTTGGCAAACATGCTGAAAATTTGTTCTTCCGCAAGTTCCATGCCATCTGCCTTTGAGCTTAGACGTGCGTTCAACAGCTGGAATTCAGTCTGCATGGCCACACCTGATAGTGTTCTTGCTTCAGTGGCACGAATGGCACCGGTGTTGGCCATCTTGTCAATGGCTTCCACAAGGTTTTGTTTCACACTTAGCATGGCACTGAGTTCAGCACCATTGTAGTCCAGGATGTAGGGTCGGAGTCCTGGATCAAGATTGTCTGGCATTTGTATGATTGAGCCAGCACCAATACCAGCTTGTGTTTCAGGAGTCTTCACTAGACTGGGGTGTGAGTCAATGCGGATGCTTTGTTCAATCTCTGAGTTGATGTTGTATATCATACGCTGGCTGTCAGCAATGTCTGTGATGTCACTCACACCAATGCCACGCACACTTGATCTTAAATTGTAGGCACACACAGCAGGAATATAGCCCAGGCCATTCTGTTCTGTCAAGTCCGTCAAGATGCGATTGTTTTTCTGATCTACTTCAATTGTCTGGATTGTGTCAGGAGTCCAGACCTTAACAGTTTGGCCTGAGGGTGTGAATTCTTCCACATACTTGAAATACACCAGTTCATACACGCCTGTCACAGATCTTTTCCAACGCCAGTCTGTCACAGCTAACGGTGTCATGAGATTTAAGTAAGGTCTCACACCCAAGACCTGTTCATCAGCCAGGGTCACAGCACCTGTGTTGGGTTTGACTACCATGATCCAGCAGTGTCCAAACACTGAACTCCAGGTGGCCACGTCTTTCATGAATGAATTCAAACTGCGACCATCTAGGTCAGCGTCACGCAAGAAGCTGAGCACAGCAGGTGAATTGTCTAGTGTGCCAAACTCACGTTCTGGTTGTTCACGAAACAAGAATGAATTGTAGACTTGAACTACTGATGCACAGTGATTGTCCAGGGGTGTTGAATAGATCCTGGCTCGATATTCAGCATCCGTTTCCAACTGATATCTTGTGAGATATCTGCCATCCTTGTATTCCATCCCTCCCATGTAGCTCTGGAAAAGGTATTCCCAGCGTTCACGATAGTCGTTGTATTCTGTGTTGCTGCTTAATGCTTCAGCAATCTGCTGGTCTATTGTTTGGATAATGCTCATGCTCGGGCTCCTATTGAGTGTCCCCAACGCTGTGGGGCTTGAGGTGTTATGTCGCGACGCACAGGCCACACATAATCAAAATAATACCTGGCAGCGTCAGTAAGGTGATCATGTCCTGAATCCTTGTCTGGTTGGCTGGTGCCTGGTTTGTAATTGTGTCGTTCAAGACATTCTATCAATCGTTTGCAGCGTGGATCCACAAAGAATCTTGTGACACCTGCGGCTGAACACAACATACTATTTACAGCATTGATGCCGTCTCTTACTGGGTTGTGTGAGTTGGGAGCCTTAACAGTGAAGCCGGCGTTTTGTAGGATTGACAGATCCGTGGCACCACCTGCTGAAGTTTTTCTCTGGCGTGAGGCTGGGTCAGGGTAGCACCAGAGTCTTGATCGATCACTTCGTGGATACCGTTGCAGAAGTTCCGCCACCATTTCTTGTGTGTTACTAGAATACATTTCAATTTCGTCGATTGCATATACATCATCACCCTTTCGTGCAAACACAACAGCACTCATGGGGTCAATATTAAAGTCCATTCCCACTGCAATCTGCTGTGGTATCTCGCCTTCCCAGGCACGCACGTTGCGAAGTCTATCAAAAGCATACCACACTCTGTTGCCAGCAGTGATAAAGGTAGCTTCAAATTCTTGTTGAAAGGTGCGTTGATCTAACAGTTTGCGGGCTTCCTCAACTTCCGCTGCTGACACAAAGCCGCCTGCCAAGGTGGTGAATTGCCACGAGGCCCAGTGTTCTGGGTCTTCCTGTGGCATCTGATATATGTCATATGACCAATTGCCAATGCCCTTGGGTGTGCCACAGAATAGTGCATGGCCTTGTGTGTCTGCTAGTGTTGGGCGTAACACTTCATAAAATGCTTCTGCGTCAATGTCTGCAAACTCATCCATCACAAGAAAGTTAATGGCACGTCCACGTAGACTGTCTGCATTCTCAGCACCTTTGAGTGAAATCTCAGACCCATTACGCAGATAGATTGTGAGTTCTGATTCGTTGCACTTGTCCACCCAGTTTAGATCTTGCAATCTATGCTTGAGTTTACGCCACACAATGCCTTTGGCCATACGGTAAGAGGGTGCAACATACCACACAGTTTGATTGGGTAATCTTGCGTAGCGAGCCATTTCGCGTATGGCCAAAGTTGTTTTACCAAAGCGTCGGCCGGTAATTAGTGTTCTAAATCTACAGGTGCTGTTGGCAACTGCTTGTTGTGCTAGACTTAAAGGCATGGTAGTGTTTGACTTTCCAGCAGGTCACACACTTCACATTCAAACTGATGATCACGTTCCAGTTCAATTATGTTTACCGTCACTCCGGCCATTCTAGCAAGACTGATAATGCCACTACAATGATGAGCACAAGCAAGATGCGTTTCACGTCCCACATCCACAATGTATTCAGCAGGATTCGGGTTGATGATCATAAGTCCCGGTCCGACCACGGCAGGGGCTGTCCTGAATCCTGTGACAGTGTTTCTTGAGGACGGCCAATGATTCTATCCCACACAGCAACAAATGCCTGAGTGTCGCCTCTTGCACGTGCCTGCATGAGTTGTTCCCAGGCTGCGTTGTGCAGTTCACTCACCCAGCGTGTTTGATATTCTTCCACCACAGTCTGCATGGCCTTACGCATGGCCTTTCGAGCACGCCGTTGGCGTAGGTGTTCTTCTTTTTCTTCTGGTGTGAGTTTTTTCAACCAGTCAGCATAAGGAGCTGTGCCTGGATGCCAGCGAAACTGCTCCAGGTTTCTACCCATTGTTTTGGTAGCAGCCACTCGCTTATTGCTCCAGGTCAGCTGTTAAAATTCGCTGAACTATTTCAGGATTGATTATGAGTGGCTGGTTATATTCAGCTTCAAGACGGCGTGCTGTGTACCT